CAAACGCGGTGATCGAACTGCAAGCTCTGGCGTCAGGTCAAAAGGTAAGTGATGTAATCCAGCCAATAGGCCAGATTGGTATTGATCCAAACCTTTACGAAGTGCGCTCCATATTTGATGACATTCAGTTGGTTGTCGGCGCGCAAGAGGCGCAGTTTGGTGGCGTTAGTAAAGCTACGGCTACCGAGACTTCGATTGCAGAGTCGGCGCGTATGTCGAGCCTTGGCGCAAACGTGGACGAGTTAGACAGCTTTATGTCAGAAATTACCCGTGCAGCTGGTCAAGTATTGCTGCAAGAAATGTCTGTTGAAGAGGTTAAAAAGATTGTTGGCCCCGGCGCTGTTTGGCCGGATCTTCGTCGCATAGATGTAATGGAAGAGATATTTCTTGAGATTGAGGCAGGGTCCACGGGTAAACCCAATAGGGCTGCGGAACTGCAAAACATGGAGCGCATTATGCCGTTCCTCTTGCAGATCCCCGGCATTGACCCACAATGGCTGGCAAAAGAACTTCTAAAACGTCTTGATGACAAGTTAGAACTGAACGATGCCTTTGCCGATCAGGTTCCCAGTATTGTTGCGATGAACCAAGCGCAACGACCTGGAACTGGCGACCCCGCACTTCAAGGATCGCCACAAGGGGGCGCAGACAATGCTCCTCGAATGCCCACAAGCGGCGGTATGCCCTCTATGTGAGCTAATCTTTAGCTGTGTGTTGAAAGTTGCGACAAACAGCGGTAAACTAAACCAACGGCTTTGCCGTACAGAACAAGGACGATAACATGATCGATGAGATCGAAGAGTTGGAAACGTCCATCAACTCTGAGCTAAACCAGGACGAAGAAGCGCAATCGTCAAGCGCAGAAAGCGAAACTGAAGAGGATTTGCTAAGTGTTGTAAAAGACGCAATGCAAATTTCGGATGATGAGGGTTCGCAACCCGAAGAGACTGAAGCTGAAGAAGAAGTCGAGAATATTGCGGCAGATGAGGTAACGTCTGAAGACGACGAAGCCTTTGAAGACGTACCTTTCAATAAACATCCACGCTTTAAAAAGCTAATCGATGAAAGAAATTCATATAAGCAAGGCGCTAATCAGTACGATCAAATACAGAGCTTTTTAGATAAAAATTCTGTTTCGGCTGAAGAGGCAGCAACAGGTCTTCAAATCATGGCACTCATGAAAAACGATCCTGTGGAAGCTTTAAAAGCACTCCAACCTTATGTTGAAAACCTTTCTGTGGCGACCGGGACTAAAATCCCTGATGACATACAATCGAAAGTGGATGACGGGTATCTGGACGAAGACGCAGCGCGTGAACTTTCCGTGTCTAGGATGGAAGCGCAACGTCAGAGGCAGATGCGTGAGCAGCTGGAGCAGCAAAATGTTGCGACACATGACCAGCAAAATAAGCACTACTTGGCTCAAACCGTAACTGAATGGGAAGAAAAAACTCGTCAATCTGATCCAGATTACAGCCTCAAACAAGAAGAAATCGATGACCGTGTTCGAGTGTTGGTCGTGGAACGTGGAAGACCGCAAACAAGTGATCAAGCAATTTCTATGGCGAAAGAAGCCTACGACGTTGTTTCTAAGCGGTACACTGAGCGTTTCAGAAACGTCCGACAAATCAGACCGGCATCAGGTGGCAAACTTAGCGGTACACCAGAGGCAGCGCCAAATAGCTTAATGGAAGCAGTCCAGAGCGCGCTGGCTAAAGGAACCGCATAATAGGAGCGTAGAACATGGCATTTTCATCTGCCGAACTAGCGAATATCGCTAACGCCTCACTCGATTACTATATCGATAAAGGCAACGTCTACAGCCAAAGCCTCCAAGACAAGCCGTTGCTGAAAGCTATTGATAGCGCAGCAAAGACGTTTCCTGGTGGTAAAGCTGATCTTAGTGTGGCTGTAAAAGGCACATACACAACAACCGTTGCTGGTTATACTCACAATGATACTGTGACGTATGCAAACCCAGCCAACATCAAACGTGCAAACTATTCATGGAAAGAACACCATGCTGGTATTTCACTAACCCTGACCGAGCTTAAAAAAGACGGTATCAGCGTTACTGATAGCACAACTTCTGGTGGAACAAGTAACCACAGTGGTCGTGATGCGACTGTTTTGGTCAACCTGTTTCAAGACAAGCTGGATGACATGATGGAAGGTTATGCCCGTGGCATGAATGACTTCCTTTATGGGGACGGTACAGCAGACGCAAATGCGATTGCTGGTATTCAGTCTTTGATTGTTGATGACCCTACTGCTTCTGGGACAACCGTTGGTGGTTTATCTACTGTGTCAAACACATGGTGGAGAAATCGCGCAAATGTGGCGATTACAACATCTGCAACTGGTCAAGAATTGATCGAAACTCTGCACTCAGAAATGCGTCAGCTTAAACGCTTTGGCGGTAAGCCTAACATTGCTGTTTGTGGTTCGGCATTCCTTGATCGTCTATCTGACGAACTGCGCCGTAACGGCAACTACTCGCAAACTGGTTTTGCGCGTGGTCAAAACATTGCAATGGGTGAGATCAACTATAACGGTCTTACATTTGTTTATGACCCTGCCCTTGATGACTTAACGATTTCTGGAAAGAACCCAGATAAGCGTTGCTACATCATGGATACGTCTAAATTGTGCATGTACTACATGGACGGTGAAAAGATGAAGCGTCACAGCCCTGCGCGTCCAGCAACGCAGTACGTCATGTACCGCGCGATTACTACAACCGCAGCACTTTCAGCTACACAGCTGAACTGCCACGGCGTGTATGAAATCTCATAAAAAATGGGGAGGTGGGTTTCGGCCCTCCTCCCTTTCATTATCAGGAGGTAAAAATGTTTGATTTGTGTTCTTGTACTGTTGCCATCGCGGGAGATGTTCGGGCAGTAGTTTCAAAACCAACTGTAACGATCCCAGAGATCATTATGTTGCAGCATATTCATGGCGGTGATGCCATAAATAATATTCGAGTAAAAGGCGATTGGGACATTACCAATGAAGCCGAGCGTGATCGTTTAGGCGAGTTTTACGGTGATGCTAAAGTTATAGAGATTTTCCAACAATTCGGCGAACTTCCCAAGACTTTGGGTGATTCCAGAATTGCTGAAACTCTTCTTGATCCTAGCTGGAACCGAGAGCCGCCGAAGAAAAAGAAGGCCGCTCCAAAGAAGCGCGCAAGAACATCTAAAGGGCATTTTGTACCAGATGACCCACAAACTTCTGATAACGAGGCTTTTGTCGAAGGATAAGCTCATGGCTAGAGGCGTAACATTAGGACAGATGATCGATGATCTAAGAGCGGAAGCTGGGCATTCCCTTCAGCCTAACCTTGGAAAGTCGATGCGTGAGGTTTTAATCAATTTGTTGCAACGAACGCAGAGGCGTTTGTGGGATGATTATGCTTGGCCTTTTCTCCGTGTAACATCGGATATAAACGTAGCAGCCGGTCAACGCTACTACGATGTGCCTTCGAACTTGGTTTTTGAAAGAATTGAGAAGGTTGAGACTAAACATGGTGACGTTTGGGATCGCCTTCACTACGGCATTGGTGGTGAGCAATACAACAATCACGATAGCGACCGTGATATTCGCTCATCACCAGTACGAAGATTTGACGCCTACGGGGCTAACCAGATAGAAATCTGGCCTATCCCAGCAGAAAACGTCAATGCAGCTACTGGAGCAAACTCTATTCGGATTACGGGAATCCGAAACTTATCGGCACTTGTATCTGAGGCGGATACGGCAGACTTGGATGACCAGCTTCTTGTTATGTTTTCAGCGGCAGAGCTTTTGGCGCGTCAGAAGCAAGCAGATGCGCAAAACAAATTAGCTCAAGCTCAAGCGCACTATATGCGTTTGAAAGCGCGTAATGCTAAAACTGAAACCTTTGTTATGAGTGGTGGCGCTCCAGAAGGACTTTACAGACCTAAAGGCCCACCTCTCATTGCTACGACAGGTTCATAGATGCCTTACGTTCTGGTTGAAGATTTTAGGGGTGGTTTAGACGCGAGGCGCATGAACCAGACTGCAACGCCGGGTTCCTTAATTGAGCTTACAAACGCGCATATTACTCGTGGTGGCGAAATCGAAAAACGTCCAGCCTTCGTTGAGCTTGCAGACCTACCCAGCAACACTATTGGTCTAGCCGCAGCCGGTGGTCAAATTTACGTTTTTGGTTCTGTTGCGTTATCGGCTGTAAACTTTGCAACAGGCACACCTTCGAACATTAGTTACGTTAGACTGCAACACCCCAGCGGCGAAGCACTCACAGATGTTCTTTCGGCAGACTTTTATAGTGGGCAACTGTACGCTGCGGCACGATTTGCTGATGGTCGCATTTATCATTATTTTAACGGCGTCAGAATAACTGATTGGTTTGACGGTCGAGCCAGATGCTCGTTTCAAGTCACAGCTGGATCGGTTGGTGGAACCAAAGCTACTGCGTCAATAACGGTGACAGGTGGAACGGCAAATCCCGGCGATAACTTGCGTGTTTTACGCATTAATAATGTTGACCTGATCTCCAGCGTTGTGCATCACACAGGAACTAACAGCACTACAGCTACTAACATTGCAGCGGCTATTACGTCTGGATCTCACGGCTACATCGCTTCTGCGTCAGGATCTGTTATCACGATTACTGCGTCTGGTGTTGGTATAACATTTAACGGCTTTCAACTTACCTTTGAGGTCGCGGGTGCTGCTACTATGGGCAGCGTTTCGCATATGTCTGGTGGTGTAGATAACTCAATCACAAACATTACTGTTAATGGCGTATCAATTATTGGCTCACAAGTGGTCTGGGAAACATCGCACAGCTACACAGCGCAGAAAATTGCAGAGGCCATAAACAGCTTTCCTTCCGCTCCAGAATACGAAGCGACATCGATCAATCAGT